GAAACCAACCGAATGTGGTATACTGTTTGTCAAAACTATCGTATGCCACGATACATGTGATTGCATCATCGTACTCTCCGCCTTGCATCCATTCCATATCCCAATACATCTTACGCATTTCATACTGCGGCATATCTTGAATCTCATCAACAGCGTAGCGATAATGGAAAGGAACATCGCCTTCATAGGTATTGAAACCATAACTAGTCATTCTCTCAGCAATCCTTCTTGTGTATTCGGGCCTACTTGGTTTCCAAGTGACCTTCATCAGATTATCCCCATGCAATGATACGGCATCTGTTTTCTCAAACTGAATCTTGACATTCACACTACCAAAGTTATCTTTGATGTACATCTTGGAGTACCTCTCAAAGTCAACAGACTTCCAATCATCGGAAGTTGTCTCTGACTTAGACCAACTATTTGCTTTTGTGATAGTCATACCAATATAGAAGTAGGGTTGAAACTCATTAAACGAAATGTACTCTCTCTCTAACTTACCATTCTTTCTATACGATATTCCTAATCCCTTGTCTATCTTACTTATTATCATCCTATCCCTCTATGAAAGGTGCTTTCACTAGTAACTCATTGTCGTTGTAGAATACGATTGGTGCATCATCTCTCATACACACATTCAATGCTACTGCGGAGTTGAAGAAATCAAGAAACGGTCCACTGAATTCCACAATAGCAGACTCACCTTCTGACTCCACTATTCCTACACTAGCAGAGAAACCTTCTGTTGCTGACTTACTCGTTGATATTACAAGATTCTCTCTTGAAGAATCATAGTCAAACTTGTATCGGCCAATGTCAATTATCTTGCAACCCTTTACTACAGGCTCTACTAACAATGGTAGTATCTGTAGTTTAGTTGTTAGTTCTGTCTTACCTACTACTACCTTGTCTGAGATAGACATGTTCTGTATTTGGTTGATGGCGGCAGGTAAAGGGTGATTCATCATCAATGGCATCTTGGCTAACCCACTAGGTCCACCTATCTCTAGGTAATCTCCTGCTTCGATATCAAGTAGAGTATCCTTACTGAACCCATTTAGATTCGCAACTAACTTGTCAATCTCAACCACGATGTCTCCCGGTTTGTTTACGATTACTGTTTTGTCATGTGACTCAATATCTATTCTACACATAGCAAAATGGTTGGCGTTGCATAGGCGCACCCCGTTAGAGGATGCACCTATTGCAACATGGTTTCCCATAGACTCATTTCTAGTTGAGCCGCCTGTGTAGTATTTGCCCTTTACTTTCACTTTCTTCAACGCTTCTATCAATTTTGTGTTTATTATTTGTATATTCATTTTCATCACGTTTTCCTTTGTTCTACTTTAGTTCTCCAGTCTTCAATTCTGGTATGCCAAACCATTCATTGTCATCTAGATTTTCCTCACCGGAGTAGTTCTTTACTCTAAACACTACCCATTCCTTTCCAACAAGAGAAGGACTAGTCTTGCAAGCCTTTAGTCGTGCAACAAACTCAGTATAGTTTCCTTTCTTCAGTTCATGTATCTCAATCATCTGATACATGTGTTGTGGTACTGTCTTGTACCAATCCGGTTCAAACCCTATGGGTACTGGTACTGCTATTCCCTCATAGATTGGTTTCATGTGTGTTACGAAATACACATCACATTGTAGTGAGTAGAACGGATTCACTACCCTGTCATGTACTTGGTTTCGTATTCTCCAATCCAGAGTTGACGGAGGTTTCATGCTATCTGTATCCATGATAACTTGTCCTTTCTTTCTAGCACCTTTTACCAGATGTTCCCTGAATACATCAGACGATGCATCTCTAACCTTGTCTACACCATCTAGCACAACAGCCTTGACGATACCCTCAGAAATCATTTCCCTAGTTTCTTCCATCCATGCGTTGCAATTCAAGAAAGCCTCTTCCCAATCAATAGTACCATCTACACGATAGCAATCTTCCTGTGGAACATAGATTTCTATGTTGGGGTCTTTCTCCCATGCTGTATGCCATGTTGGTGTCGAACCGTCATCCAAGTCCAAGATACGAACTTTCATTCCCTTCTTGATTTCCTCTTCAGTTCTACAATCCATAGCAACCCCAGATTTGCCAGTCTTTGGGTTTCCTGCAATGGAGCATCTAAGAAACGCTCTGTCTTGTGCTAACCTATTTGCTACCTGTTCTCTTATTTTCTGCCTTCTCTCTTCATAAGACATCTTAGGTAGTGCGTCTGTATTCTCTTCATTCTTACTTGCCCAACTCATACTTCCTCACCAAAGTACACTTCATCATTACCACACGTTTTCAATAGCCTGTTCAATTCATCATGGTCAACCTTCAACCTAACTTCTTTACCAGACATAGTGTGTAGTTTTGCCCAATACTCACCAGTCTCAATGTTCTTCTTCCAAGTTACAAAATCCACATTCGTAGATGGGATTGAGTAACTGCCCCCATGTATGACAGCGTGTTTGTACCCGCTACCAACAGAAACTCGGAAGGTAGAGTAATATCCCTTACCTTCACTCATCACAATCACACCCAGTTTGCGTTATCCTCAACAGGTGCTTCTCCCGTAGGAGGGCCGCCTCTCTTGTCCAGAACACATAGTCCAGTAACATTGATTGAAACTGGTCTTAGGTTTCCTGATTCATCAGTTCCTTGTGATGTTCTTCCCACTACGATTACATTGCTTCCTATACCGAAATCAATGTCAATGTTCTCAGGAACCCAACAAGTGGTTATTCCGCCATCATCTACGAAGTCAGCATTAAGGTCACTGAGATTCAGTATTCTGTTTCCATTCTTCGTAGCCTTCATGTTGATGCTAGTAGCAGTACCGTCAGTAAAGACGAACCTATCGTTGTACGTCTTATCATTCACCTTCTGATGATATCTTTCTAAGTCAACTAGAGGACTGTAGTTATCCTCAGACCTACCCATTATCTCATCCTGTACGGACAGAGCAGACACATCTACCTTCTTCTCATCATCATCAGACAAATCCTCATTGTATGCGAGTGACATCATAGTCTTATCAGTAGCACCGTGAATCCTTGTAGCATCGGTTGAGTTTAGTATGCATGTGAAATGCACGTACTCAAAGGTCTTGGGAGTGAAGTTCACTACATGCTCACCTTTGTAGTTGAAGAAGTACTTACCTAGTACTCCATCTACCTCTCCAATGAACACACCACTTCTTCTAAATTCAGATGCAGGTAGGGGCTTACCGAAGTTTGGGTTCGGTCTTGGGCCGTAGTTCTCAGTAGTATCTACTGGAACTAGAAACTGCCCATTGTCCAACTCTACATTGTTAGAAGGTAGTGCCTCGATTATACCGACTAGTTCAGTCAATACATCGGACTCCTTTGTCTTACCCATTCTTCTCATCTCAAAACCATCTGCATGATTAGAGATTATAGCAACCTTACCGAGATTGTAAGTAGTCTCTGAGTCTCTCTTGTACTCATTGACAATCCTCTCTCTTTGGATAGCCATCATATCCCTAGCATCATCTAGAGATATGAAGAAACCAAAGGCATTCTTGAACAGTGAGTTACCAGACGAGGAAGAACCCTCGTTGTCACTCTTCTGTACAACTCTCACACTTGCATACCATTGCCTAAACAATCCTCTTGCAAGCAGTTTTTCCTTTGGTAACTCCAGCCCATTAGTGTCAACTATCTCGTTCCACTTCTTTTCTATGTCACTCATATCCATACTCAGCAATTCTGCTGCTTTTTCCAACTCATTCATTATTTCTTTATCCATTTTTTTCACCTATTTTTTTTTCTTTTTGTTTGTAAGATTTCCAATACGGCTTCTGCACTTATGACAACACCTGCCAAAATCCAGAACCAATCGGAATCTAATGTCAATACCCCTGCTAGTTTCAACAGGGGAAGTGCGATTAGGAGTAATCCTCCTACGAGTATTATCTCATATCGCAATAGTAGATGCTTGAAGTCTTCAACATCTATCTTTCCGTCATCGTTTAAATCCAATATCTTTCTTACCATTCTTATCACCATTCATATTAAGGCCACCTTCTATCCATTGATTTGTAAATCAGTCTCCATAGAACTAGTATGAATAGAAGAGATAGCCCATCCATCAGACCATCTGCCCTATCATCCAAGAAGCCAGTACTTTGGGAGTCATGTTATTGCTTCTCCACTCTGCTTCCCCGACTACCCTGAGTAGTTTGAATTTTTGGGCGTACTCTAAGTCACAATTAATTATGACATCGTGAAGATGCACACAGATTTCCTTCATCTCGACTGACTGATAGATTAGTTTGTGAACCTCCTTGAGCGCATTTTCATGATTATTCTTATTGACCAATTGTAATATTTCCTCATATGGTTCTTGCAATTTTCTGGTTTGAGATGCCAGTCCTTTTCCGCTTGCTATAGCCGCTTGTAGTTCTGTAATCCCTCTACGTAAGTCACCATGTAGCCCTTCTATAAACAACTCCATTTCCTCATCTGAGAACGAAGATAGCCCATCAGAAAACTTGGAAGTGATTTCTTGCTCATTTTGAAGCACCTTGTCAAGCGTTAACCTAATCTCATCATTGTTTAATCTCTTGAACCTGTAGTTTGCACAGCGTGATATAAGAGGATGGATAATCCTGTATCTATCATTACATGTAATAATGAATCTACAATTCTCATGATACCTCTCCATAGTTCTCTTCAATGCATTCTGTGCATCCTTAGTCATACCATCCATTTCATCTAGTAGTATTATCTTGTAAGGAGCATCACCTAGTACTCTAGTGGATGATATTTCTTTAACTACAGTTCTTATTGTCTCTAGTTTCCTGTCATCCGATGCATTAACCTCAAAGAAATTACCTTCTAAACTATCACCTAAGATGTGTTTTGCAATTATCAATGCGGCAGTAGTCTTACCTGTTCCTGCTTTTCCATACAATAGTAGGTTTGGTATTTCCTTACTCTCTATCCAATGTTCCGCATCAACGACAAAATTACTTTGTCCTCTCAATTCATTCAGTCTTGTTGGCCTATATTTTTCTGTCCATAACATATTCTCATTCCTCTTCATTTTTATTTTCATCATTCATTATACGAACAACCTTGTTATTCACTTGCATTATCATTGATTCAAGTTTTGATGTGTCCGAAAATTTACCTTCTTCTATCATTCTTTCTATGACCTTCGTGATTCTCACTTCTAAGAGAGAGCCATCTTCTAGAAAATTCCGTAAGTCATCTATTCTTTTGTTTAGGTTACTTACTTTTCGTGAGAGCCTTTCCTCCTTTGCCATCTCTTGCATTACCCATTCTCGCATCTTAGCGTCATTACCTGACTGAGCATGAGTGTTTGTTGACTTCACTAGTCCTGCCGCCGTTGTTGCCCTGTGTTCTTCACAGTACTTACCACGACTGCCTCCACTTATTCCGCCTCTATGAGAGAAAGTGCGATTACACCTAAACCCATCATCCATTATAAATTCACATTTTCTTCTATTGTTTATCTTCATCTAATTCACCTTTGTATTTCCATGTTGTTCTACCAAGATATGCAAAGTCTAGATGACTCTGCAATAAATTACCTAGTTGTTGTTTCGTTAATGGCACAAACCTATGTGGTCTGCCTTGTTTGTTTTTGTATGTGTTCATGAATTCTAATAGTTCCCTGAACTCAAATTCTTTATCTTTAGCAATAGTTTTGCCAAACTCATCCATTGCTAGGATTCTGTACTTGTGTGTTAGTGGTCCTGCCATTACGAAAACCACCTATCCAAAGTCATATTCACAGGTTTTCTTGCGTATCGCTTTAACCTACGCTTCTCACCTAAACCTAGTAGTCTGCATTCCTCATTGTTACACTTACTCTTGAAGTTCTTCTTGACATTATCATCCTCAATCAGATTCTTGAACAGGTAAGCATCTCTAGGTTTCAGTCCCAACCTTCTTAGAAGTCTGGGAATCTTAGAGTAAGAGCCTCGTTTTGGCATCTCCATCTTTCTATGTACCTTACCATCATGAGAATATGCCAACAACTCGTAGAAATAATCGCTACTCCATCTTCTCTTGACATTTAAATCAACGAAAGTCAGTTTGTTTGGATGTACATTGCTACTTAGCCATGTCATCAGTTGTACGTCTGGAGGTCTGTTTAACTTCAGAACTTGAGCCACCTTATCTCTGTTACTAGATAGGAGGTAACTCCTAACCAATGGAAATATATCCTGTTCGTATGCATCCCTATCATCTGAGTTAGGTGCTATTTCTTCTATGTGTTTATCCACTACCTTAGTATAAGCAGTCTTGACTTGACATAAGTTGAAGATTGGCTTTGGTACGCTTTTCTTGTTGGAAGAAAGTAATACGACCTGACCCCTATATTCTAACATAGTTCTCTTGATTAGGTCAGTCTTGGGTTTGAAGTCTACCTCTTCTATTATGATACCTATTTCTTCTGGTATCGAATAGTTATCCTCTATGTTATACTCATTAGCATAGAGGATTAGTGGCGAATCAGACACGAAGGTCATAGCCTTCGTCATCTTTGCATCTCTATCTTTTCCTATCACTATTATTGTTCTATCATTATTCACATTCACTATTGACATTTTCGTAATCCATCTCCATTACATCTACATATTCTGTTTCGCATGCGGGACATTCCACATACATCATATACCATTTTAATCCATCTTCCTCTTTCACTCCGGCATTGAAACCGAAGTCTCGATTGCCACATTCTCGACACCCTGCTAGTATTCTTTGGTGTACATAGAATTCCATCTTCTCTGATTCAGCCATCTTCTCTGGAGGAACCTTGTTGAACGTTATGTTCAAATTACACACATCACAGATTTGTCCGTGAAGTGAGACATTATGCATATTGCATCTAACACACTTAATTTCCGCCATTCCAACTCTCCTTTATCTCCACTATCCTATCAAAACCATCGGTAGTGTAGTGTTCTTTGTTTTCGATATAACCAATGACTCTTTCAAATTCTAGCCATTGACCTAGTATTTCTTCTGGAAGTTTGCGATACAAGTTAGTATGACCTACTATGAGAGTGGTCAACATTCTTAGGTTTCTAACCTTAGTTACTTTCAGTATAGGTTTGGGGTAACTCTTGCTTTCCTTTGGAATCAACTTACTATCTATGTTTTGTTGGTATAGTGTTCTTTGGATTGCTTGTAGTGTCGGTTCATCTGCTCTTATTGAGGATGAGAGTAGAATCTTGTACCCGAATTTAGTTTGGTCACTTCTGACAATGGTGATTGTGTTGCGACAAGACGCAAACAATATGCCAATCAAACAGTCTAAGGGTATCAATTTATCATTACTCCTGACTATGGTACATCATATAATCATATTGATGATTGAATCATTTCAATCGTATCTACCTCACTAGCGGCTTTATCATCTCTAATTCTCATCAGTCTTGGGAACCTCAAACCCACAGAGCCATCTTGGTTTGTCGTGACTGCATCGCAAGTTACCTGCAATACTACTCTAGGTAAGAAGTGGTATACTGGATTGCTGTAAGCGGCTACAATCTTTTTCAAGGTTACAGTCAATGACATCAATTGCCTCTCAGAGAAGCCAGTACCAACTGAACCAACGGGAACATATCCACCGTTACCATCACTACATGAGATACCATAAGTCCCGAAGACATGCGCTCTCTTACCATCACCATATTCAGCACTAGTTACTACAACATCGAACTCAAACCTCGGTGGTTTGTGTTTCAATAAATTTGAACTACGCTTACCCATATCATAAGGTGCATCTAGATTCTTAATCATGATACCTTCAAATCCCTTAGCAATAGCAATGTTGTATCCGGCATCAAGTGAATCTAATGGAGTTGCTACAAACTCCTTTGGAACCTTATCGTTTAACAAGGCTAATCTATCCCTATATGGGGAGTCAATTATTGTTCTTCCACCACTCATCAGAAGGTCAAACACCACTAACTGAACGGGACATTCTCTTATTGCTTCCTCTATGTCATTGGAGTGAACCCTCTTACCCATTCTTTGGTGTTCAACTGGATTGCCCTCTTCATCAATTGGATAAATCTCACAATCTAATATGCACGGTCCAAGTAAGTCTTCCCATGTATCTACGATATCAATCACATCTTGGAACCTAGCACTTTCAACAACGTTTCTTGCTCTATTGAAAATAATATAATCTCCGTCACCCGTACAATGGATTAGATATCTGTTACCATCATACTTGATATCAAAGTGCATGTTATGGAACGGAATAGAACCATTATACTTCTTAGCCAACATAGGCTTGATTGGACTACCAATGGTTAGACCTTCTGGTGGTTCTCTCTTATCTTCCAATGCCTCTACAATCTTATGTAGTTCATTGAACTTAGACCAATTTGCTATCCTATCCTCAAAGTAGTGGTTCTGCAATGCCTTCTTCAAAACACCATTGGAACCCTTACCTAATCCGTTTCTAGGCGTTCTCAACCAATATCTAACGAACCACTTCAACTCAAGTCCTGACATCGTTCTCAATGCTTCTGAGATGATACGGTATGAATCGCCCTGCATGTTAGAGCAATCTAGATTCAACAACCTATGAAACTCATTTATGGTCATACCACAATCAGTATCTACAAAGGAACTGTAGTACATTGCCTGTCCCAAGTCTCCCCACTTTCTCTTAGTGGATGATATGTCAGAAGCAACAACATCGAATGCTGATGCTAACCACTTGGTGGCTTTTACCTGTGCGATATTGTTATGAGGTAACTCCAATGCTAGAATCTGCACTACTAGTTTCTTCTCATTCTTCTTGAATGCAGACAATCCCTGATTCACAGTGAACTGCTTCACAGAGGGTGATTGTTCCTCAAGAGTCTCACACATCCTAGCAAACGTAGTCAATGTCATTCTTCATCGCCTCCTTCCATGTTGACTATAGCAAGTAGAACATGACCATCAGTCACCTTTCTATCATCACTTTCCTTGAAAACTTTAGCAGTTTCCTTACAAACTAAAGTAAGCATACCATCTGCATATTTTCTTAGTGCCTCATACGCACTATCGTTTACAAAAGTTCCAACATCTAATTCATTCTTCAATTTCTTTTTCATTTCTCTTATACTTATTGACATTTTCAATTCTCTCCAATGCTTGGATTAGTGTCTCCAATTCTTGATGGTTAACTCTTATTCCTTTCTTCGTTGGTAGACCATCATTATACCATCGAATATCTATTATTGGAATGTTCCAATACTCACCCGTCTTAATTTGTATTTCCTGTGTAGCACTACGGGTTATTCTTGCTACAAGTTTTTCGTCTTTCATCCTATCATCCCCTTCTTGAATTCCTTTATCTCTGAATATGATTTGAAATATCGTGGTGATTCAAGTTCGTCCACTCTATTTGCAACCCAAATCACACCACCCAGACTACTTACTTTAGTCAATTCATAAGTGCCATAATTTACATCAAACATCTCTACAGTCTCCACTTCAGGAACCAATCCAAAGTGCTTTGACAGTTCAAACGCTACCTCATTCATGTGTTCAGCAACGTATCTAACTATCAAATGCCTTTGGATTGGAACCTTTGCGTCTACCGTGACCTCAATCTTACCCTTCATCTTACATACGTGACACTTGTTTCCCTCACAAATAGGACAAGGTATCTTCGCAGGTAGTGGTGCAGGAAAATTGACAGTCACGGCTTGTTTCATAGTTTCCACAACCTATACACAACTGTGCAATTGTAATCATATCCTCTTAGTTCAATTAGATTCAATGCAACTTCACCCATAGTAGGTGCATGTCCCTGTTGGAAAGATACACTATTGACCGAGAAGAACGGCTTCATATCAACAGTCAAGTTGACTGTCTCGTTGTACAGTATCGCACTAGCAGAGAATATCTCTACCAATGTGCTGTTGTCACCGAATGTGATAACTGGCATCGTACTGTTGTTGGTATCTTCATATGTGAAGTTATGATACTCCGTAGTCCAGATTGGGTCATTACCCTCAACTGGTGGGTCTGGAATCATCTCAGCACAACCTGCTAGTGCAGGACTGATTA